TTAGATAGTCAGTCATCTCTTGGGACGACATTGCAAAAATAAACTCAGTCATTTTAAGCCCTTGATGGCTGTATTAAGCCAAAGGTTTTGTATCTTTCGAAGGCGGTTATCTTCTAATGCAAATCCTTCATTATCCATTGGTTTTGACCAATTGATAAAATTTTTCTTACTTGCCCAGCCTTTTATGCGAAATACATCTTCGCTTATCTTGACGACAAGTACCGCAACTTTGGCCTTAAATGCTGGCAACTCTCTAAATATTAATCTGTAGTGAGGCTTGGAAGCAGTCTTAACATCTATGGTAATACCGTTAATTTCATAGTCCCAGCCAGCGTCTGCGCCATGCTCTACCATAGGAGTATGCAGGTTAAATAACTTAGCAAACGCCATCTCTCCTTGAACGCCTAGCAGATCTACATTCATAGGTGATTTATCTATTCGTAATTGCTTTAACCCTAACTCACGAGCGATTTTGTACCTAGCCTCAGCTTTCTCTTGGCACATCAACTGCTCTTCTTTAGTAAGGGTTACGTCAATCATCTTAGCCGATTCTCATGATGTTTGATTTGCTCGTTAAACTCTTCAAGCATTTCTTCATAGTCAGCCTTGTACAGTTTGATAGGGTCAGACTTAGTGGCAATCATTTCCTCCACGAAGTCTCTTCCGTACATATCTTCCATCCACAAAGTGTATTGCTGAGCTGCTGAGCCGTACCTCATGCCCCACATATTACAAGAGGCACACTGAGGGTGGACATTCTCTATTCTTAAGGCCCAGTAACTAGACGAGCCTTTAGCTAAAAAGTGTCCTCCCTGAAGTGCTGAATAATGCTTAACACAACCACAAGAAACACAAGCACAGTTACCGTCATCATCCGCTGCGGCTAACCTACAAAGTCTCTGGATAGCTTTGAGGCATTCTTGACGCAGGACTTTGCTAGATTTTACCTTTGGCTTGAGTTTCATAATCTATAAGGCTTTCCAGTTTGCAATGAATTAATTACCCGAATAGCACGAAGTCTGGTCTTAGAATCCATTTCTTTCATGCGTGATTCAAGCAACTTAATACTAAATAACTTGCTTGTTACTGGATAGATCATAGACAAGAATTTCAATTCATCGCTTATCTTATAGACATTTCTTGTCTCAGAGTCGCTTGCTTGCTTCGCCATTGCTCAAATCTCATGTTAATTACTTGAATCTTATGCCGCAAAAGGACTGCTTTTTCTATTGCGACCTTTAGCCCTTCTAGTAATTCAAGGTACTCAGGATGAGAGTACGCATATCTTTCCTGTTTGGCAATCGGCATAGAATGGTCTGATCGTTCAGCTTCTGCCATCAAGATAGCTTTCTTGGATTTACGAAACTCCATTAGATATTGCTTCTCAGCTTCTGCCTGTGCAAACTCGGCGGTTATCCGCTCAAGGTCTGCGAGTGTGTTTCCTTCGCGCAAATTCATTCTCCACATAAAGTTTTACACGTTCTTGGTAGTCAGGAGGCACTTTAGATAAAGCCTCCCTCCTTTCTTCTCTGGTCTTAAGCGCCAGTATTTCTGCTGCGTAGTGCCGTGGCCTCATAGATAAGTGCAAGTGATATATTCCATTACTAAGGATATGTCCTCAACCTCGTCGTATGGACATACACCAAACCCTTTATCATCAAACACGATAACGTAAGGAATATGCTCAGCATCCGCACAGAAGACAGCTTCTTCAATTGCATCTGTTGCTGTCTGAAATACCATCATGGTAGCCCCTTAGCAATGAACTCTAGCTCATCTACTTCAAGTTCCTTTGCAAGTTTAGAGATTAAAGACAAACTAGCGTCCTGTTGGTATCTCCAACGACTTATCTGCTGCTTATGAACAGCAAAGCGTTTCGCCAGTTCTACCGACGTTACGCCTTGCTCCTCTTGGGCAGCTCTTAATGCTTTCCCAAAATCAATCATAAGCTCCTCAGAATGGTAGGTCTGAATCAAAGTCATCTTCAGGTGAAGCTACAGCAGGAACGCTTGGGCTTTCATCCTTCGGAGTAAACGAAAGGCTGACCAAAGGCTTTTTACCACCTTCTTTAGAAGTCCACGCAGAAACCCAGTAATTAACGCCATTTATCTCTGCGCTACCTTTGAGATTTGGATGCTTTTCAGTGGTCTGGTTGTCGTTCTTCCACAATGCACCACGGTTGTTGTTGTCGTAATTAGTCATTCTCTTTCCTCAATCGTTCAGTTTCAGATTTAATGATTTCAGCAGTCTCAATTAACAATGGCTCAGCCAGTGCTAATAACTCGTCATCGCGCTGCACTTCAATGATGAGTGGTTTTATATCAGGATGAAACGACATAAACCAATATGACGAAAGCCCCAATAAAAGCATAGTCCCTTGCACCTGTTGAACGTAGGTACTGGGGAGTTTATTAGCCCGAAGGTAGGCACAATGCGTAGAGGCCATTGGGCATTTTATTTCTAGGCCAGTGTCACCAAATAAACCATCAGGGCTACAACCAATCCTATGGTCTTCCATAATGGCAAAGCCAACTTCTTTTACCTCAACGTCCATAAGCATTTCAAACATCGCTCTGGCTTGAGGTTCTAGGTCATTGCCACGCTGCATAGCTTCAGACTTAAATGTCTCTGTAGGGCTACCTACAAGATTCTCAGCTATCAACTGGTTGATTAATCCCTCACGGCTAGTAGATAACTTACCAGCCGTGGTGAAGACCTTAGAGAAGTTACTAGCTGACACAACTCCGCATCGGGCTTGTAACCACTCGTCTGAGCCTTGGTCACACTCTATAAATATCATACTTCCTCCTTCATCTTTAAGCGTTTCTTTTCTAAGAGAGGAATAGCGTGTTTGAACTGGTCAGCAGTCATCTGCTCTAGGCTTTTTATGTTGTAGGCTTTAAGGAACTTACCTTCGTCAGACTCAGTTAATTCCAACATAGCTTTAACAGAGTGGACTTGCTCAGCAGTGATAACGGATTTAGCCGCTTGCGTTACAGCGTTGCCATCGTCGTCTTCCGCAGGAATTCCCAGAACGCTTTGCAAACTGAACCGACGGCAATACGTCACTAATGAGCCGTATGTGTGGGCATCTGTCTTAGGCGCAGGGATAGAAAACATACTCTCTAGCCACTGACCAGACGAGTGCATCAACCTCGTAGTGACACCTACCTCACCGTTAATGCTAAAAGGGAATTGCACATACGAAAGCCCATTTTCTGCGAGTGGGTCTTTTGCTGCGGCAATAACACTACCTAGATCAGCGTACTTAGATTTGAAGAATGGGTTGTCAGCACCTTTGATAGCGCCACCCATTTGACCTTGTGCAACCGCCAGAGCTGCTGCGAGTTCGTTGATATTTTCTGATGTTTGCATTGTTATCTCCTTTAGATATGCCCTGACAGTCTACTGCTAATGTAGACAAGGGTCAACAACTTTCATTGACAAACTGCGACAATTTGAAGGATTTTTTGCTCTGATTTGTCGTAGTCAATCGGAATTACTATAAAACGCATCGGAATTACTACGACAATTTGAAGCATTTTTTGGTTTGATTTGTCGGACTCAAGGTAAATTCAACGGAAAATTACTACCTGAATATGTGGATTTTGTAATTGCCGTGGCAATTTTGAGAGGCAAAAAAAAAAGCCCCTTGTGGAGAGGGGCTTGAAATTTCTTCTGAAGGAGAATAACATCAAAGGGTCGGTGGGTTGACAGCCCTAAATTCCGACTAGACATGGAAAGTAAGAAACCCGACAGCCCAAGTATACACAATATCTTGTGTCTGTCACAATCCCTTTCCCCATATCTAGTCCCCGACCGTGTGGTAAAGCCTGACGTACTCTGGCTCATGCAAGCTGTCGCTTTTAATTCAGCCCCAGAAATGGGAGGTCAAGCCAACAAAAATGTCCTGCTCTGTCTCTGCCCTTGACAACAGGCAACCGCAAACTCGCAAGAGACTGCCACGCACCGTTGGTGAGATACTTATACAATAGTGGCCTACTGATCCACGCTGTGAAGCGTCAGGTAGGGGGGAAGCGACTCACTCGGGTGGGCGTTATATTGAGTACCAAGCCTACGGGCTTTTGCTACGGCAGACGCAAGCGTCAGGGTGTATAAGGCTCTGGGTGATTTGCGGGGGAAAAAGGGCAATTGTGCCTAAAATTCGTGCAATAAGAAAAAATAGGAGAATAATCAATGGCTTATCAAATACCAGAGAATTTATTTGACGGTGTAAAAGTAAAAGCACATAAAGGAAAGCATATTGAATTTAGCTTTGGCTACCGTCAGGTTCAATGGTGGCCTAACGGCAGCAAAAAGACTGTCTACGATGAGTACAACCTCAAGTCTCACTCAAACTGCACGTTAGAAGATGTGCTGTATATCCTAAAAACAGGAGAAAAGAATGACCGATCTGACTGAGAAGCCCTGCCCTTGTGGTGAAACAATGGGTGAAGTAATAGGCTTTAAGGAACGAGCAACAGATGGAGCGATGGTCAAATACAGAGTGTGTTGGTACTGCCCAGAGTGTCATGCAGTGGAAAAAGCGATTGGCAGGGAAACATTTGTAGAAACAATTCATGAAAAAGTAAACGATAATTGTTGACCGTAGGTATTATTCCTGTATTATTTCAACCATAGAGCAGCGCGGTGCTGCTCGTTACAGGAGAAAACAACATGATTACTACTACTTACTTCGCTGTTGAACAAAAGACTTTTAACTCACGAGAAGGCTTGGGTGTTTGGGGTTGGAGCAAAGTTTGGGTTAATGGTAGAAAAATCACTGACCGCGCTGAAGCAGAGGCTTTGTTGGAAGAAAAAAAGAATGATTACTGCCGTTGGTTAGCCGACGAGCTTGCTAAAGCTACAGACAGGGCTGTTGTTGCTCATTTAGGTAAATTAATCTCCAACGTTGATTTTCGCATTGTAGAAGAAACTAAGACTTTTACTCATGTATCTCTCTACGGCTACAGCGATGTTGATGCTTACGAGATAGTTAAGGTAATAAGCGACAAGACTATTGAGATTCGCAAGATGGACACTGAGCATGATATCTCGCATCTCAAGCAGTATGCAGGCGGTTTTTGTGGACACGTTGAAAATCAGCGCAATCAAAAAGTTACTTACGCAAGCAATCCTGATGCTGAAGTCATTCGAATCCGACGTAAGAAGAACAACCCAGAAGAGTGGTGTAATGGAAACCTGCGTTTTGGTCTGACTGAAAAGCCTTACGCTTTTTACGACTATAACTTTTAATCTTAAAGCCCCCTTCGGGGGGCATCGGAGGCTGACATGAAAGAGACTTTGACACTTCTTTTCTTCGTTGCACTGGTTGCCGCTCTGAGTGTTGCTGGAGCATTTGACCGTCAAGAGGCTGAACGCGCAGCCGATGAGTACACAGAGATGGTGTGCCTGTTTAAAGAAACCAGTGGTGAGTTTGGCTGGCCTGACTTCAAAAACCTTAACATTACTTGTGGAGAGTAATATGGACTTCGTTAAAGACGCGATTGACGCAAACCTTGATAATCTCATTGACCATAAGAACCGCTGCGTAGAAGCGACAGATGCAGCCGCTAATGAGGTTGTCATAGCTTGGACTGAGGAAAGCCCTCACGACCTGCAAGAGTGGATGTTTAATGACAGCCCTGCTAGTGTCTGGGAAGCCTTCCAAGTAGACATGGCTAAAGCATTTGCTGGCAAGATGAGCCACGATGACTTTTTCATCAAGTATTCGCATTACTTTGACATAGCCAAGCGAGACATCATGGAGGACTTAGATTCTAAGATATGGAATCGCTACACAGACCTGCACGATGTTCCTGTGTTGGATATGTATGATTATAACGGTGTTCGAAGGGAGGACTTCTAATGTGGAGTTTAGCTCGTAACGGTGAAAGGTTTGGCTACTGCGCCAAGGACAAGGCAGGTATTGAAAAGTACCGTGGTTGGTACATTGACGACCATGTTGTCGCTGAGGCTGCGATAATCCAGCAGCGTCTCTGGGAAAAGTCCAAGAGTTCAATCCTTCAGTCAGAAGCAGAGAAGGTTGCTCGTGAAACCCTTGAAGAGCAAATCACAGTGGTGGAAGTCAATGGCTAAAGTCAACAACGTCATGCGCTGTGAATCCTGTCCCAAGTGGGTCAGATCATTGAAGGGTACGATGTTCTGTGACGAGTGCCTAAGATTGAACCAAGTCTTAGCTTCCATTTGGAAACCAACAAAACCTAGCAAGGCGGTGACTGCTGATGATAGAGCTTAGACCACACCAAGAGGTTGCGGTAGAAGCTCTGAGGCAGTCTCTACGCAAAGGTAAGATGCGACCCTTGCTGGCTGCACCATGTAGTATGGGTAAGACCATGATAGCGGCCCATATTATGATGAACGCAGCAGAGAAAGGTATTCGGTCTGTATTCTTCTGTGACCGTCTCAAATTAGTCTCTCAGACCACGGACACGTTTGACCGTCTAGGAGCTAAGTACAGCGTCCTACAGGGCGATGACCCACGTTATGATCCTAACTGCTTAATTCAGATAGCGTCCATCCAGACGGCTGTACGGCGTAATCACCTGACCTTTGGCTTAGCGATAGTGGATGAATGCCACACCATGTACAAAGGTCTGGTAGAGGGATTCATGAAGCGTTATGACAACGTGCCGTTCATAGGGCTTAGCGCTACGCCATTCAGTAAAGGCTTAGGCTTGCACTGGGATGACCTGATAGTCACCACTACAACCAGACAGCTACTAGACAAGGGCTGGCTGTGTCCTACCGATTACTACGTTGGTAAATCCATAGACCGTAAAGGCATAAAGACCAAAGCCTTATCAACTGGTGGCTCTGACTATGACCCAGAAGCACTGGGAAAGGCCATGATGGATGATGAGACTTTCAACGGTGACATAGTAGAGAATTACCGCAAGCACTCTAACAACCTTCAGAGAAAGGCCATAGCATTCAGCCCTTCGGTGGCACACTCCAAGTCAATGGTAGAAAGGTTCAATGCTGCTGGCATTCCTGCATTGCACATTGACGGTTACATGGGTGAGGAAGAGCGTAAGTACATCTATGATGACCACAGGTCTGGACGGTGCAAGGTCTTGTGTTGCAGTCGCCTCCTCGGTGTGGGATACGACGACCCATCTGTGGAGATACTGATAGACTGCTTCCCCACTAAATCTCCGATAGCCTTTGTTCAAAGGGCAGGAAGAATCTGGAGAATCTGTGAGGGCAAAAAAGGGGCGACCTATCTTGACCACGCATCAAACTTAAAGACTTTTGGCTTTCCAGAGGATATTGTCCCTTCCAAGCTGGACGACGGTACTGAAAAAAGATTCAATGAGCGTAAGCAGCTCAAGAAAGAAGAGAGGGAAAAAATCACCAGAGATTGTCCTGTCTGCTCAGCAGCCTTCCAAGGCCGCAAATGCGCTTGTGGGTATTGCATCCCATCCAACGAGCCTGTGTTCAAGGATGATGGCTCAATGCTCAAGAAAGCCAGTAAGGACTTCAAGGTAGAGGATAAGTCTGATTGGATGGGGCAGCTTGTCCAGTACGCTAAAGAGAAGGGCTACAAGGATGGCTGGGCTAGTCACTACTATCGCCAGAAGTTTGGAGTGTGGCCCCAAGGCGTAGACAGAACCCCGAAGACTGTCACTAGAGAAGTATTAAACTTCATCGCACATATAAACATAAAAAGGAGAATGGGAAGTGTTAAACCTCGAACGTATTCTTGGTAGTCTGGATAAAGTTAGAAGATCAGGTAAGAACTATGTGGCCTGCTGTCCTGTACATGGGGACAACAACCCTTCAATGTCCATCAAGGAGGCAGAGGACAAGATTCTGATGTACTGCCATGCCTGTGGTGCTAAGGGGCCAGAGATAGTCCAAGCCATCGGTCTGAAGCCAGACGTACTGTTTGATAAGCCATTCAAGACGGAACATGACCGTCACTGGCTGTTAAACAAGAAATCCGATTGGGATGAAACCATGATAATGATGGCTCATGAAACACTTAAACAAGGCAAAACAATAGGTTATAATGACTACAAGCAAATTAAAGAGTCATTGGCTCGGCGTGAGCAACGTAGGAAGTTAAACCTGCCCATCATATTTAACATGGACATCGCATTATGAAAGACACTGCTTGGCTGAGTGAAATCATCAAGAAGCAAACAGAAGAGTTCTTGGCTAAGGGTGGGAAGATACAAGTCTTTCCTCCTCAAGCATTTAGCAATGGCTACGAGGCTAAATCCTTGCGTGACGAAACCTTCGCTCGGTACACGGCTAAGAAGAATAAGTCATGATACAATCAGCAAAACCACACAGGAGTTAGACCAGTGAGTAACCCTCCTCACAGACCGCCAAGAGTATTCACAGAGCAAGAAGTGAAAGAATGCTTTGAGCTTGCTGACGTATTAAGCCAGAAACAGTTAGCTGATTATTTTGGCTGTACTGCCAATACTTTACGCGCTGCGCTACAGAGACAGCCAGAACTTTCTGAGGCTTACAGGAAGGGGAAAGCTCTTGGGATAACCAAGGTTGCTAAGTCACTGGCTGCAAAGGCTTTGGATGGGGATATAAACGCTGCTAAGTTCTATCTGTCTCACCAAGCAGGATGGACAGAGACAAAGCGCCAAGAGATAACTGGCAGGGACGGCGACCCCATTGAGGTTGATATGCAATGGACTGTTGAGGTGGTTGAATGAGTACAGGGCCATGGGAAGGTGGCAAAGGCTCAAGGCCACGCAAGTACAACGTAAGCAAGTATCTTGATAATTACGAAAGGATATTCGGCAATGCCACTAAAGAAAGGAAAGAGCCAGAAGGTAATCAGCCAGAACATCAAGACAGAGATGGCGGCGGGAAAGCCACAGAAGCAAGCGATAGCAATAGCCATGAGTAAGGCTGGCAAGAAGCGTAAGAAGAAAGCGACTTACGAATAATGCCCAAGATGCAAAT